TATGGTAGAATGTTAATCATCATCAAATAAACCAAATAAACCGGCTTCAAAATCAGCTAAATCTCCTTCATCTAAGTCACCTTGTCTTTCCCATTTAGTATCATCAAATTCTGATGTAGATGTATGGGCTACTATACAATTATATAATCTTTTATTAGGTCCTATAATATCATCTTCTAAATTGTAGTATGTATTTGATGTCCAATCTGTCATACCTGATGTATGACCCATAGCTTTTTCTTGTAATACGTTTATTCTTACTTTTATTTCCTGAGTAGAATTTCCTAATTGGTTTGTAATTTCTATACATTCAAATGTAAGATAATTTACATTCCCTGATGCAAATTTTCCTGAGTTTTCTAGGATTACAAATGTGGTATTACCTGCTAGAAAATTTTGATTAACTTGATCTAATTCGTACCCATCTATTTTTACACCTGCAGTACTAGTATATAATCTAATATGACATACTTTACCAGGTTTTAGTTTTAAAAGACCAGCTAAATGTTTTTCATTACCATTAAATTTAGTTTTATGGTCTGAATTTTCTTTATCTAGAACTCTAAAATCTATAGTCCTATCTTGGAAAATTACTTGAGTTTCTTCTTTTATTTGATTCGGGTGGTACATTTGTTATAAATATTAGAAAATAAACCAACCTGTACTACCATCACTGACAGTAGAAATTGATTCATATTGTATGTCTAAATCTGTGTATGTTGTGGCTCCATCTATTGTATCAGCCCCTTGTCTTTGAAGCGTCACTGTATTAGCTCCTGCAGCTTGTGTTAATTTAAATCTTATTTCTCTACCTGGGTATGTAGCTGCATCTGGCATGTTTATTGTAACATCTCCTCCAGAAGGATCTATCAATACAAATTGTTGTGTTCCTGTTATTGTATAAGGTGAATCTGTATTATCTATTGAAACTGTGCCTGTGTTTAAGAGTGAGCCTGATATTGTAGTAGTATTTAATAATATTTCTCCTGTCTCTAATGAGGCTGAGATTACTGTAAGTGATCCAGATCCTATTCTTAATTGGCTACTTAAGTCTCCTGAGCCTGATGCCGCATAATGTCCAATTATAATATTATTTGTACCATTGGCTATATCATAACCTGCACGATACCCTAAAAATGTATTTCCTGAGGTTTTAGTATTATATCCAGCTTCAGCACCTATTATAGTTGATTGATCTGAGTTACCATTACCTGAGGACCCACCAGCAGCATATCCTAAAAATACAGAATAGTCAGAGTTTATTTGCCTATAACCAGCATCTCTACCAATTGCAACTGTTTGGTTTTGACCCGCAGATGAGTCCATTGCACGATACCCAAATATGACAGCACCTCCTGAAGAAAAACCAGGACTAGTATAATCTCTTAATATGTTTTTATTTTGTCTTTTTATTTCTATTGAACCACCATCAACAATAAAATCAAAATCATTAGAACTATTATCTCCAACTGTTAACGAACCTGTTATTACAGCATCCCCTGTGTATGGGAATGGGTCTGTTTCTATGCCTGTTAATTGTGAACCATCACCTAAATAAGCGCTTGCAGATACACTACCTGTTACTTCTAATCTTTGATGTGAAATATTTTTAACATCTGTAAGAGAGAATTTATTAATATTAAATCTCCTTAAATGTAAATGGTCACTTGTCTGTGTGCCTACTATACCACCTGCAATTTCACTAGCTAAAATTTCTATTTCAGCAGCTCCTCCATCTCTAGAGAATCTACCATCTCTAGCATATAAATCTCCACTTGCACTTATTTCTGCATCTACTGTTAAATTACCATCTCTATCTACCTCAAATACATTATTCCCTAATACATCATTACCTTGAAATAAATTTAAATCATAATTTGGTTCTGCTTCAACATGAACCATTGCGGATGCTGTGTAATATTGTGCGAACCCAAACCCTTTACTTTGGTTTAAGTTAATTGCTAAAGATCCAGATTTACCTACTCTAAAAGGAATTGAAGCATTGTTTCCTGTACCTGTACTATTATCTTGAATTTGGAAATATTGGTTATTTGGATTTCTTAAATAACCATCCGCACCTGAGATTTCTGAACCTGATACTACAAATCTTATACCTGAGGTTTGGTTATATAAACCATCTGATCTTTGAGTTCCTGTTGCTGAAGAGTTTAGAAAAAGTTGTTGTTTTGAATATGTACCTAGAGATATAAATTGACCTCCAACTTGAGCCATATAATATTTATAGAAAGGTCTAGTTTGAGAACCTATAAAAGGTGAATCAGAAGTACCTACTGATATTGCTTCTATCCCATTTGGAAGGAACTTAATACTTCCTGTATATGGTCCAGCACTACTAGCATATACTTGACCATCACTTTGGATTTTTAAATTGTTGGTTTCACCATCATTTGTTGATAATACAATTTTTGCGACTGCAGATCTACCTTCTATTTCTAATGTTGGGTCACCATCATCAAATGTAAAATCTAATCTACCCGTTTGGTCTTTATCTGTTTCAGTTATAGTAAATGCTGAACCTGAAGGGATAGCTATATCTACTGAGCCTGATACTTGTAATGAGCCTGTTGATATTATATTACCTTTTACATCTAAGGTTACATCAGATGAACCTGATATTACTAATTCATTTGTACCTACTGTATGTCTTAAAGATACTAAGTCTACGTTTAAGGAGTCATTTACACCAAAACTTATTTTGTCTCCTGTATTAATATAAAGATTTTTCCATCTTCTATTATAAAACCCTAAAGTCATTTGGTTACCTAGGGAGGGGTTAAAACCTGTTCCTATAGTAATACCATAATTAACTCCTGCTGAATTTCTTATAATTTGACCTTGTGAATTATATGTTGTCCCTGTACTAGCTCCCCCAGTTTTTAAATGTAATAGACTTGTAGCACTTCTAGCTGTAATTGTTAGTGTTGGATCTTGTTGATCATATGCAAAATCTAAACGATTTTTATAGGCAGCTTCTGCATCTTCTTCTATAACTGAAAATGCTGAGCCTGATTCAAGTGATATTTCAACACCAGAATTAACCTTTAAACCATTGTTCGGAGAGATAGAAGCTGATACACTTCCACTTATAATTTGGTATGCATCAGGAATTGATCCTGAAAATGAACCACTAAATAATCCAGTACCATTTCCAATGAAACTTCCTGTGAATGAACCTGTAAATGGACCATTACCTGATAAAGCTAAAGATGCTGTATCAGCATAACTTGAAGATACTTCTTTTGTTATTTCATGTGAAGCTGAAACTGCATATTCTGCGTATGAAGATGTTACAGCATATGAAGCAGAAGTAACTGAACCTAATAGGTAGGAAGCTGTTTGGGCAAAGGATGCTGATAGTGCATAACTTGCTGATATTGATGAATCTCCACCTCCAGTTCCACCTCCTGAGTTGACTCTTATACTACTATCTACAAATCTTACTTTACTCATTGAATTATTTTTTTAGTATGTTTATAAATATTAACCATTTGATATAGTTGGTACTCCTCCATCATTCCATATTACACCTTTTACTAAAGGGTCTGATGTTGGTAAATCACTTAAAGAAGTATATAATGGAGGTGTTGGATCATTTGGAAAACTAACTGGTGATGTTCCTAAACTTACTCTACCTGTTGGGTTGTTTCTAGTTCTACCATCTGGTGTTTTTGTTGGATCTGCCTCATATCTTTCATTACTAGAATCTGTCTCCATTTGAAATACGATTTTTGATTTTTCATTATATTTCTTTACAGCTTCCATATCCTTTTGTATTACTTCAGGAATTATATAACCATACATTTTTATATCAAATGTACCTCTTACTAATCTTTCTTGACTTTGTTGTAATTCTGTTACTGTTGTAAAATTGTCTATTCGAGCCCTAAACTTAAAACGTTCAGGATTACCCCAATATGAATCAGAAGCATAATTTATTGCCTCAATAATTTTATTTAGTTGTTCTACATAATAAGTTTGAACTATACAAGTATAAGTTAAATTAACCCAGTCTGGTATAACATTTGTTATAAATTGTTTAGTTGGTACTCTATTATTAAGTAAATTAAAATTACTATAAAAATTTTTATCATTGTATGCTTTCTGCCATGAAGTATATAAATTAGGAGAGTTAGCATCTAATTTTCTTGATAATGTTCTATTTTTTTCAATTGAATCTCTTTTGAACATTATAATAGGATTCATTATGGCTCCTTTTTTATCTCGGTAATATCCATCTTTTTGTACTGATTTCCATCTCTCAGGTGAACCATATATAATAGGAACAGCTATTCTTTCTCCATTTTGAACTACTGATGGTTGAATAACATTTTGGAAATAATACATTATAGACTCATCTATATCTTGTATCCCTATTGAAAATGGTTTAACTGTGTCTCCTTTAAAAGACATTTTAGTAGACCTATTAAATGGAATATTTGCTTGATTATTTGGATTAAATTGTCCTCCTTCAGCAGCGTCATTAGGATTACCATATTCAGATGAAGATGGTGTTTGTAAATCCTTAGATATCTCTTTTTGGGATTTAGGTACTGGTTTTCTATAGTTTTTAGCCATTAATTCTTCCTTTCTCTATTTGTACCTTATCTACTGGTGTATAATGAGTTTTACATATAATTGATAAATCACTACCAAAATTTTCTAATCCTGGGTTTATTGGATTTTCTGCATAATTATAATCAGGATCTTTACCCATAAAATATTGGTTGCCTACAACATCATCCACTTCATAATATCCTCCGTAATACATTATTATATCTCCTACTTCAGGAACTAGGTCAGCTCCAAAGTAATCTCCTTGATCAAAATCTTTGTTAAAATCTAAATTTCTTTGCAATAAATCATCGCGTAAAAACTTGAAATCAACATTTCTATAATATTGTACACCAAGTTCATCATCAGGGTATGATTGTGGTTCATGTGATATTAAACAACTTAATATAACACCTCTATAATAATATTTTGAACCTGCTGATTCACCATAAAGGTTAACTTTAGTTTCATCTAATTTAAATTTATAGTAAACACACTCTTGAGAAATAATGTTACCCATTAACTCCCTATTTACATGTCTAAATAAGCTTATATCTCTTTTTCCTCCGTATAAAGCCATATTATCCTATAAAAATGGTATAAGGTACCTTGTTAAGTTCTTTTTCTAAGTAATCACCTTCTTGTGATCTTCTTTCTAATAATTTATCTCTTGATGTTTCATCAAAATATGCTCTTAATCTTTCTATTAAAGCATTTCTATCAGCTGTAGCTGATGATAATAAGTCTTGTTGATTTAGAGTAACATCTGAGTCTGGGATTGGAATTGTTGAGTATTTACCTCTAACATATCCTAAAATTTCTTTTGATATAGCTAATGTCATCTCAAAAATCCACTGTCTACCTATTGAATTAATAATATTATAATTTGGATTTTCAAATGGTACTTCAGATACATTTGTTATTTTATTTGTACCATTACTGTATGGGTTAGCCCTTTCTGATTTTTTAATATATTCAAACCATAAGTATCCTTTACTTTGAGGAATAGGGAATACTTTTAAATTATTATTTACTAATTCAAATGAGTAATTTGACCTTCTAATAGTATCATTAAATTCTATGGCTTGCATTACCTGCATATCATAATTGATAGGCATCATTAAGAAGTTAATTGCTGGTGAGTAACTACCCCAACCAAATGAATCCATTAAATCAATCATTCCTGTACCTGTACCGGCATATGGATCAAAATATCTTGTTATAGCTGGTGGTGCCTCATAGAATATTCTTTTTATTTCTATTGAATCATTTGCTTCTAAGCTAGCACTAGCTGCAGCCCAATCATTCATATTATAAGTCTGTTTCCCATTTGTTAAAGGTAATGAACCTGAGTACCATGTTACATTTCCACCTACTCCTGCTTCTTCACCATATTGTTCTGATATATCAACTATATTAGATAATGTTGGGGATATGATTTGTCCGTTTGCTTCTGTTATTGATGATGCTCCCTGTAATGATAAATAATTTTCTCTTACTTTATAGGCATATAATTCATTTCCATATATGGTTATTGCTTCTTCAAAAGCTGTATAAAATGAACCTGATTGTAGTTCTACATCAGCTAAAGGATAACCTAGTCTTCTAGCACAAAAATCTGCTACTTTATCTGCGTCTGTTTTGAATGAAATTTGTTGATCATAAAAACCAAATGGGGTTTGGCCTGGTGAAAATGATGATGATCCTATCCAAATAGGTATATTCATAATATTTTAATTTAAGTTGTTGCTATAAAATACTCCACTTTAGCACTACCACTATAAGGTTCTACTGATACTGACATTATATTGTCATATGTAAAAGTATTAGTGATACTTCCTGTTATTTCACTTGTTGAAAGCATAAAAGTACCTCCTGCTGCTACTGAGAAGTTTAGTAATTCTGATGAAGATGAAACTTTTAAATTTAAAGGAACTGTTGATGAGTAATTTGATATTCTCCCATATTTAAAACTTCCAGT